TGAAGTCTTTAATGGAAAATATTAGTGACTTTTAACATGGAGAAATAAAATGGCAACACAAAACCCAAACTTGATGTCTAAAGCTGCAATGACAACTATGGCCTCTACTAGTGGTAGTGGTAAGTTACTAATGCACGAAGTTTTGACTAAAGTAAACAACGCAAAAGATAAACCTAAAAAGATTGCTGTTCTACGAGAGAACGATACACCAGGTTTAAGAAGAATTATCAAAGGTTCATTTGATACCAATATCACATGGGATTTACCAGAAGGCTCGCCACCGTTTATTGCAAACGAGGCACCTGAAGGAACTGAACATTCTTTATTAGAGAATGAATCAAAGAAATTCTGGCACTTTGTAACAGGTGCTGATGTAGCAACATCAAAAACAAGAAAAGAAACTATGTTTGTTCAAATATTAGAAGCATTATCAAAAGGTGAAGCTGAAGTTGCAATAGCAATGAAAGATAAAGAACTACATAAAAAATATAAAGGTCTATCAACGGCCGTAGTTAAAGAAGCCTTTAACTGGAATGACGAATATAAAAGTCAACCAAGGGGTACAACCTCTGGTGCGTTATCACAATAACGAATCGATACACATATAGGGGGTGGTCAACTATGACGCACCCTCTAATTAATCAAAAAAACAAGTAAAATCAACGAAAAAAAAGTGAAAAAAGCGCTTGACTTTAGCTTTATTTTAGCGTATAATGGTACCATAAATAAAGAAAGAGAGAGTTAAATTATGAAAAAGATGATATTAATACTTGCCGTTATGTGGTTAGGTTTAAGTGCCTTTGCAAAATCGGTACAGGCAAATGATAGCACAGAAGCATTAGTAGCTCATATTATTACACAAAAGATACAAGGTAATAATGTAGATACTTCCGTTTTAGAAGCTGAAATGTCTAAACTTGCGTATCAGTTTTCTTTAGAAATGGTTGATGTATTAGAAAAACATTTACCAAACATTTTAGAAAGCATTGCTCAAGACATTAGAATGAAATCAGATAGTGCTTATAAGTGTTCTTTGTTAAAAGATACAAAGATTACAGATAAGGAATGTAGTTAATGGCTAAAAAAAGAGTAAAGTCAGATGTACTTCCGGGTATACCATTTGAATTTGATTTTTATATGGTGTATTGGGAGGATATACAATCTGATTCAGGTTGGCGAACTCTGAAAGAAATTCAGAAAAGTAAACCTGCTATTTGTGTATCAACTGGTTGGTTGGTAAAAGAAACCAAAGATGTTCATGTATTAATGAGTGATTACAATTATGATGAACATTATGAAATGTCAGATGGCGGTAATACAACTGTTATTCCGACAAAAAATGTAATCAATAAATTTTTAATTAAAGGTCTATAACCGGGAGAACTATATTATGGCGAGTAAAGAAATTGACAGATGGCTTAAATCAGAAATCGAAAAGGTTCCTGAAAAACTAATAAAGTTTAGAGATACTAAACTTGAATCTAAAATGGTCTATTACACAGGTAATTGGCAAATAGATGTAATGGCTAATCTAACACAAAGACAATCAGAAAAACTTTTTGGTAAAATGCAGAAAATCACAGACGCTGGTGGTCTAGCATTTTTTCAAAAGAGAATGAAAGATATTAAGATTGGTGCAAATGATTATGATGACGCTGAAGTTATTACAGGCTTTCAGTATATTGTAATGAGAACAGGCAGGTCTTAATGATAAAAACATTTAAAACTGTAGTCTATACATTGATGACCGTTTTTGTAATAGGTACTGCCGTAGGTATATGGTATGCTTATGCAGATACTAAACAAGAAAAAGTTGAATTAGAAACACAAGAGATTGTTGAAACACTTGAAAAGATTATATCTGTTACAAGACCAGATTTTGAAAGAGAAAATAATCAGACATTTATTAATAGTGTTGGTGCTTGTGTAAACTATATTTACAATACAACAACAGATGTGATACCTGTAAACTTTGAAATATTATTAGCTCAGGCTGCTTTAGAAAGTGGTTGGGGTAATAGTAGATTTTCATTAGAGGGTAAAAACCTTTTTGGTATTAGAACTTATGACCTACGAGAACCACATATGTTACCTAGTAACAATCCTAAAAAGTGGGGTGTAAGAGTTTATCAACATGAATGTGATTCTGTACAACATTATATTGACATTATAAATAATGGTAGTGCTTATGATAAGTACAGAGAATTAAGGGACAATGGTGTTGAAGATTCCTTACAATATGTTGAAACACTTGGTGCTTATGCAGCTGATAAGAAATACTTTCCTAAATTAAGAAGTATTATCAAAAAGCTACGAGAAGAATACGATATACCACAATTAAATTAGGACTAATATGCTAACAATTTTAATCACATTTATAAGTGCTATTTCTATATCTATTATAGCCGCTGGCTATTCTATTATGGGACTTGCAACACTATTTGCTGGTGCAGTAATACCTATCATTGCTATGGGTAGTGCATTAGAAGTAGGTAAACTAGTAGCCGCCAGTTGGTTGTATAATAATTGGCGCAATCCACTTGTACCAAAATCAATTAAAGCTTATTTAACTTCAGCAGTTATAGTATTAATTTTTATTACATCTATGGGTATATTTGGTTTTTTATCAAAGGCACACCTTGACCAGGTGCAACCTACATCAAGTAATGAAATCAGAATTGAATTGATAGATAAACAAATTATTCAACAAGAAAATATCATTGATAGAGCAGAAAATACTTTAGAACAATTAGATAGAGCTCTTGACAAATATATTGATATGGAGTATGTTACAAGAGGTCTAAAAGAAAGAGCAAAACAAAAAGAAGAACGAGAAGCCTTAAACTTGGTAATTAATACGGCTATAGATGAATTAAGTAAATTATCATTAGCGAAGTCGGCATTAGAATTGCAACAAGATAAGATAGAGGCCGAAGTAGGACCAATTAAATATATTGCAGAGTTAATATATGGTGAAAATGCACAAGACCATTTTGACAAGGCTGTAAGGTGGGTAATTATAGTATTGATATTTGTATTTGACCCATTAGCAGTATTGTTATTGATAGCGGCTAATATATCTTTACGAACTAGAAAAGAAGCAAAAGAAGAAGTACAAAATACCAAAAAGGTAAACCTTACTAAAGAATTGCAGAGAGAAAAGGCCAAGAGTGCCAAGCTTCGTAAGAAAGAAAGAGATTATAAAGGATTTGTCAGAAAACTAGGTGCAAAAGAACTATCAGACCTGGATCCTGACGAAATTAAACTCAAACTAGACCAAATTATGGACTGGAATGAGAAATCTAAGCAACCATAGGCTTGCCAAAGTGAAAGGAATGTTATATAATGTATACTATGTTTGACGAACCAACTGAAAGTCTAAAAGATAGACGAATCAAGAACGCAGAAAAAGCTTGTAGAACTTCTACGACCGATTGGTCAAAGAACTTCTGGTATAATGTGTTCTCTAAATTATGTAAGATGTATGACCGTGAGGATTACTTCAGAAAGACGATAAACTAATATGAATGTATTTTATGTAGATAAACATCCAGTAAGAGCTGCTGAACAAATGTGTGATAAACACATTGTCAAAATGATTTTAGAATCAGCACAATTACTATGTACTTGTCATAGAGTACAAGATGGTATAGAGTATTATGGTAAAACAAAAAATGGTAGAAAGATTAAAAGGTGGACACACCCTAATCCTAATTTAGAACCATTGTTATACAAAGCTGGTTGGGTAAAACACCCTAGTACAATATGGTTGTTTGAGTCAGCATATAATTATATTTGGTTATACAAACATATGATTGCTTTGAATGAAGAATATAAGAAAAGATATAATCATACAAAAAATCATGTTACGATTGATAAACTAGGTGAGGTTTTAGCACACCCTCCTAAGAACGCTAAATATAATAAGATAGCCACGGAACCTAAACCTGCTATGCCTGAACATTGTAAAATACCAGGTGACGCAGTAGCAAGTTACCGTAAATATTATATACTAGAGAAAAAACGATTTGCTACCTGGAAGGCACCATCAAAAATGCCTGATTGGTACAAAGAAGGAGTTAAAGATGAGTAGAACACATTTAATTAAAGCTTTAAAATCCCATGCTAAAGGTCATATTGATAAACATATAGCAAATGTAGAAGTGCATTTAAAGAATGCTACAGGTGTAGCTGAACACAGCGACCATGTTGAAACTTTAGAAAAAGAATTAAAGCATATCGCTGAATATGATGACCAATTAGAAATGTTAAACAAATACTTTCCTACAGAGGACTAAAAGTGCCAATATACGATTTTATTAATACAAAAACAGGAAAAGAATTTTCTGATATGATGAGTATTGCAGATAAAGAAGAATACTTGAAAAAAAATAAACATATTAAACAAGGTATTGGTAAGATAAATATTGTAAGTGGTGTAATGGGTGTAGGCAAAATGAAAACCGATGGTGGTTGGAAAGATATGCTTAGTCGTATTGGTGACGCTCATCCAGGAAGTAAAGTACACGACATATATGGTAATAAAAGTACCAAAGATATTAAAACAAGACAAGTAGTTAAGAAACACCAGAAACGACAAGCTGCACAAAGGAAGAGTAATGGCAAATAAAGATATACCAGATTTTATGAGAGGATTTGACCTTGATGATGATTGGGGTATGACGCCAGTTTCATCTACACCAGAGGATAAACCAAGTGTTGACCCTAAAGTAGTTGAAGATAGTAAATTAGAAATCTCAAAAGTTAAATCAGATGTTGGCGATATTAAGTCAATGATGAATGAGATTATGCAAATTGTAGCCGATAAAGATACGGTAACAAAAACGGTGACAGACGAAGATACAAAGAAAAGGTTTACTGATATAGAAAAAATAATATTACCTTTCTTGTATAACTTACAAAAATCAGACGAGCCTTATATTCATTGGCCTAACAGAGGTCCAATTATCAAGGCACAAATTGAGAAAATACTCAAATTAACAAGGAACTAAAATGCAAGCAAATTATAATAAATGCCTAGAAACTATTTTACACCATGAAGGTGG